CGGGACAGGGTGGGACCGGAACCTACACGGTCAGTGCGAGCCAGACGGTTTCCTCGACAACCATCACTGCTGCCGGTGGGACGCACGTCATCGCAGTTGCGAACTCGGTGCCGTCGTGGACGTTCCAGAATGATGACCCGGTACAGGCCCGGACGATCGCCGGGTGCCAGGTATCGTCGTTCGGCATCCGCTTCGCACGTGCCGAGGGCATGCTGACCTTCAACGCCAAGATGATGGGCAAGCTTCCGACGACCACAACGGCGACGACGATCGCGGATGCATCGGGCAAGCCGTTTCTGGGATGGACCGGCGTCTTCACCGTCGCCGGCGTTGCAACCGCATCGCTGATATCCGGCGAACTGACGTGGGAGCGGTCGCAGGAAGCGAGTCCGCACGCGAACAACAGCCAGGATATGGCCCGTCTCGATACGGGGCGCATTCGGTATACCGGTTCGATGGTGCTTGACGCCGGATCCGACCAGCTTGCCAAGTACCTCGCGGCGACCCGTGAGAGCGTCCAGGTCGCGTTCACGAATGCGGATGGCGATTCAATCACGGTCCTGTCGAGCGATACCAGTTACCTGCGGGAGGCAACCACGCGTGACATGGGCGCCAACGCAATCCGCTTCAATGTCGGCTTCCGGGGCGTCCGGAACACGACCGATGGCGGCCCCTGCAAGATCACGCTTGTGAATGGTCGCAGCAGCGCTTACTAGGAGGTCTTGTGACAAACCGATACGGGAAGACGATCACGGTCACGCTTGACGAGTTCGGCGCGACTGGGGAATGGATCGAGATCACCAACCCGATGTGGTTGAAGCAGAAGGATCTTGCGAAGCTCCAGGGCGCCGAGAATGATCCGGAGGTAATGGCAGGCTGGATTGCCAGCCTGATCCATGACTGGAATGTGACCGATGTTGATGGGTTGCCGGTGGCTTCGATCAAGGAGAACCCCGAGAACATCAACGAACTCCCGTTGATCGTCGTCCGCAAGCTCGGCGAAGTCATCAGGGATTCGCTTCAGGTCCCTTTAGGGACAGCGACGCCCTCATAGCGTGGGCGCACGGCACGTCGCCGAACGTGCCGTGGTGGACGGAGGACGTTGCATTAGCCGAGCAGTTCCACTGGCCGATTGAGTACGTGACGAACCTGCCTCCTTTCTGGCGGGCACGCATTCGGCTGTGGAACGAGGCAAAAGCTGAGGCACAAGAGGTTCAGGCCCGGAAGGCGAAGAAGTAGTGGCATCGGAAGTCCTGCGGATCCGCATCCGGGCAGACAGTGGCAATACCGCCGCCGTCTTCAACGACATCTCACGGAACATCCTCGGGATGACCGTGGGTGCCGCCGGTGCCCGGTCGGGAATGATGGGTCTCGGCGCTGCGCTATCCGGGGCGCAGATCACGGGTCGTCTCGCGGCAGCGATGTTCGGTGCGGCCGCTTACGGCGTCTACTCGATGGGTGGCGCCATGATTCAAGCCGCCGGGGCGCAGGATCAGTTCCGCGTCTCGATGGCTGCCCTCCTGAAGGACACCGCGAAGGTCGATCAGGTGACCGCCGCGGTCAAGCGGTTCGCGGATTCGACAAGTTTCTCGAACGAGGCGGTCTACCAGGTAGCCCAGAACCTCGTTGCAGCCAAGGTTCCGCTGAGCAACCTCATACCGACCCTCCAGATGCTGGGGGACGTATCCCTTGGCAATGCGGAGAAGTTCTCCGGCATCGCGACGGCGTGGTACCAGATCATCGCCAAGGGCAAGCTGACTGCCGAGGAAATCAACCAGATCGCCGAACGTGGCGTCTCGGTATGGTCGATCCTCGCGCAGGAGACCGGCCAGAGCGTGCCGGAACTCCAGAAGCTGGCAGAGGCGGGGAAGCTCACGGTTGACGCCTACATGCCGATCCTCCAGCGGGGACTGGCGAAGAACTATGCCGGGAGCCTGAAGGAAGCCTCGAACCTTTCGACGAACCTGCTGGTGAACATCGGGAAGTCGATCACGAACTTCGCAGCAGCCATCGGCAATGGCCTGGGTGACACGGTCAATCCCTTCCTGCAATACCTCGCGCAACTGTTCCAGCGTGCTGCACTGTACGCGACTGCGTTGACGCAGAGCCAGATATGGGCGCGGTTCACGCAGTCCCTTCAGGCAGCCGCTGAGGCACTTGCACCGATCATCAAGGGTCTCGGGGGGGCCGGGTTCGTTGCCCTCGTCCGGGTCGTGCAAATCCTGACGCCGGCGATGTACTTCTTCGCCGCTGCATTGCGTGGCATCGCGTCCGCTGCGGTGCAGGCGATGCAGTTCCTGAAGCCGTTGCAGGATACCTTCACTCGCATTGCGACGCGCATCAAGCAGCTTGACTGGCAGGGTCTGTGGACATCCATCAAGACGCAGAGCAGCGACATCGGCAAGAAGATCGGGACATTGTTGCTCGAAACGATCTCGATCGCATGGGACGAGTTTCGGAAGAACCTTGCACCAGAACTCTCGACGCTTGCGAAGGAAATACTTGATGGCATCGGCAAGGCAATTGCCGATCACCCGAAAGAGGTCTTGACGGCAGCAGTCATTGCGTGGTTCCTCGCCGGCATGCGTGGACTGCCTGAAGGAATCTCCGGCCAATTGAACTGGGGGACCATCATTGCTGGAATGTTCGCCACTGCGGACATTCAGACCGGCATCGAGAGTATGGATTTCGGGCTGGTGGCGCAGGGAATCGCGACGGCGATTGCTGCTGGTTTCCTGAACGTGCGTCTCGGTCCGGCGGCTGCACTCCTTGGGGCATTGTTGCTGAGAACTGTCGTGCAGGACGTGCGTCAGTCGTTTGCGGAGAAGGATTGGCCTGGATTCTGGTCGGACATACTTGCAATCATCGGGGCAGGAATTGCGCTTGCATCGGGAGCGCCGCTTGTCGCCGGATTGGCATTGGCACTGGGGCCGGGGTTTATTGAGGAAGTCTTCCTGAAAATCAAGGAAGACATAAAGAAGTACGACTTCGGAAGCTTGGAGCTTCTAATCTTCGGCGTCATAAGTGGCGTTTTCACAACGGTCTTCCTTGGTCTTCCAGCAATGATCGGAGCTGCGGTGGGAACCGTTGTCGGATTGATTGCGATGCGGATAACCCGTGGATTGCAAGGGTTGCTGACCGGACAGGGAATAAACTGGCGGGAATTGTTCAGCGGGGTATTGCCGTTGGTTGTCGGAGGGCTGCTGCTTGCTTTTACCGGATTGCCGGTCATCATAGTAGCCGCGATTGCCGGCGCACTTGTCGTCTTCGGTCCGGCGATTTACGATGCGCTCGCTGCCGGTTTCACATGGTCGATGAACAAGATCGAGGGGTTCTGGCAGGGACTTACCGACAGGGCGAAGACATGGATGAAGGCCGGGGTGATTGCTTGGGTTGGCGAAGCGATAAGCATCGGCCTGCTCGCAGCGGTCGGGGTCATCAGTTTGCCGATGGCCGGTCTTGCTGCGTTAGGTAGCGCGATCATTACCGGCATCATCCTCGGATTGGAATATTTCAAACCGGACATTTTCGGATGGATTGGCGACTTTTTCCGGCTATTCATGGAAACGTTGTACAGGGTCTTCGGAATTCATTCACCATCGACCGTGATGGCGGAGGTTGGTGGACAGATCATTGAAGGCTTGTATTTGGGCGTCGTTGATGGACTTGCCTCCGGTTGGGATCGAATGGTTGAAGGTTTCCAGTCGTGGGTGGATGACATCGGCATCTGGTTTGAGGATTGGAAGAGCAAGGTCTTTATCGTCTCGATGTATGCGCTGTTCTCCGCGCAGTCTCTGATCGACAGCATCATCCGCGGATTCAGGGAGACATGGGACAATGCCAAACTCGGGGTCCAGACGATCCTCGATGATCTCGTGGGATGGTTCCGCACATGGGCAACCGGCGACGGCGGATTCGCCAGCAAGTTGCTTGAGTTCTTCTCGCATCCCGACTCGATGACGAAGGGCATCGAGGCAATGTGGAACGGTGCGAAGAGCCTCGTTTCCAGCACTCTTGATTCCATCATCGAGTACTTCCGTTCATGGTCTACCGGTGACTTCGCCAAGAAGTTGCAGGATTACTTCGGCGCGGATGTGATCTCAAATGCGATCCGGAACGGATTGAAGGCTGCTTGGGAAAGTGCGAAAGGCATCCTGAGCAACTTCGTGACGGATGCGAAGAACGCTGTTTCCAATGCATTCTCCGGCCTGACAGGTGGAGGTGGTGGTGCAAGTAATAGTGATGGAGGCATGACTCGAGACCAGTACTACTGGGACAAGAAGAACTCCGGTCTGACGGCGGAGCAGGCTGATGCGATGGCGCGTGCCAAGTACGGCTTCGCCATGGGTGGTTCCTTCCGGGTCGGTGGGTCCGGCGGGACTGATAGCCAACTCGTGCAGTTCCGTGCGTCACCAAACGAGACGGTAACCATCCGGCGACCCGATCAAGGTGGTGGCGGTCTGGTCATCCAGACCCTGAATGTGTACGCGGACAGTTACCAAGGTGGTCAGGATGCTGCCCGCGCGATCCGCGATGCTCTCGGCACCCAACGCAAGATGCTGTTCGCGACTACGTAAATGCCACTGACATTCTCGCTCACCGTCAACGGAACCGAATACCTGCCGACCTATGCCGACCCGAGGACCATCCGTCCGACCGACTCGATCAAGGACCGGACCGACACGATGTCCGGACTGATCATCCGCATCCCGTATTCGGGCACGACGCCTGCGGTTGCGGTTCCGCTGTCCGGGCAGGAGATCATCTTCACGCGCGGTGGAGTGCGCGAGTTCGCGGGCATTATCCAACGGGTGCGGGAACGGTTCATCAATCCGAACCTGTACGAATACGAAGTCCAGGCGGGAGACTACACGCGGTACTTCGACCGCTGGATGCTCACGATGGAGATCGCTCAGGGGCCGGCAAACGTGCAGGTGGCTGCCATTGTCGACAAGGTGAATGACAGGGAATCCTCGGCTGGTGGATCGCTTGTCTGGAGCAAGGCAGGCATAGCGTCGACGACGAGCATCGGGCTGCCGTTGCCGACCCTGCCAGTGATGAAGCTGGACTACATGTCGGCGTCACAAGCGATCGATTCGATCGCGAAGCTGATCGGCTACCGGTGGGACGTGGATTACGACAAGGTGATCCAGTTCACCGACGCGGAAGCGCTTGTGGCACCGGTCGCCACGATCGACTGTGAGAACGACGTGAGTGCGACAACCGCAGGCAACCTCGTCCTCGAGGACATGGCTGACCAGGTGATCAACACGGTCTACATCAAGGGAGCGAAGACGAAGGGTACGTACATCGACTCGAGTGGAACGGTTCAGCCGCAGGAACATACCGACCCGTTCACGCAGAGTGCGGATCAGGACATCACCTTCTTCGGATTGGGATTCGAGGTACCTGACCTCGATTCGATCCTCGTGAGGGTCACTCCCCCTGGGGGGCCGACGCAGATATACCGGCGGACCCCCGGGGTTGGCGAACTGCCCATCTCGTATGAAGGCGAAGGGAATCCCGGGGACGATAGCACGACCGACACGGTCTACGTCTGCCTGCCGAACTGGGGAATACGGTTCAATCCGAATGCCCCGAGCTTCCCCGTTGCAGATAGCAAGATCGAGGCGGTCTACCAGCCGTTGACATCCGCCGACGCGGTCTATACGCGCCAGGATTACGAATCGATCGCGGACATCAAGGCACGTGAGAGTTACGGTGGGTTCACGTCCTCGGGCGTTTACGAGGAAGTCATCGATGCCGGCGACTTGCAGAACGTCTCAACCGACGCGGTGAACGCGCGTGGTGACCTAATCATGTTCCAGAGGAGACGCAAGTACGGGGCGTCATGCAGGTTCATTGGTACGACGGGATGGAAGTCCGGCCAGTACCTCACCCTGCTTAGCACGAAACGGATGGGCGGTGCGTTTTACTTGCAGTCGAATGGGACCTATGGCCGGAAGATGTACGTGATGGAAGTGACGAAATCCATCCTCAATGCGGATACGATGGCCTACGACGTGCGCCTGTCGAGCGACATCTACGGGGAGGTATGACCGGTGTCAAACGAACTTGCACGCATCCTTGCACGCATCCTTGACGGACAGCGCCCGGTTGCGACTAACCAGAACGGGCGTCCACTGCTGACCTATGCCGGGTTCCTCGAGGTTCAGCAGGTACTGGACAACAACCGTTCGGCGACCTTGCGCAACCCGATGACTGATCCTTCACGATTCGGAACTGCGCGATTCGGCATCGATACGTTTGCCCAATCAGGAACGACGCCATACGGAAGTGGTTTGTACGGCGCTTTCAAATACGGAGAATGACATGGCCTGGACAGTCTTGCGAACCGTTACTGACTCCGTTGACTACGTCACCGCAGCCGATCACAACGAAACGAAGGCGAACTTCGACATCATCGGTGGAACCGATGGCGCAACCAAGACGGGCAACTGGTACGTGAGTGGCAACGTCGGCATTGGGACGACGAGTCCGCTTTCAACCCTGCACGTTGTCAAGGCTGCCGGGGCGACTCTACGGGTCACCACCGAGACTGGTGCTGGTGGGGGCAACAGTTCTATCCTGATGGGAAATCAGGATTCAGGTGGAACAAACAAGCCATTCATATTGAGATCAATAAATGCGGGATTGTATCTAGGAACTGGAGATAGTTGGTCATCAGAAACCGGGGGCACATTAACAACCCGAATGATCATTGACTCCTCTGGCAACGTCGGCATTGGGACGACGAGTCCAGAGGATGTGCTACATGTCAAGGGCACGGCGCAATGGGTACAGCCAATCATTGACAGTAGTACGAGTACCACTGGTGGTTCAAGTGTTGTTTTGCGAGGAAATCAAAACTCATGGGCACTCAGTTCTAGAAGTTCTGCAAATGGAACAACAAACAATGGGTTTTCCATCTTTGAGACACTTGCAGCAAACATACGCTTTGTAATACAAACGGGCGGCAACGTCGGCATTGGGACGACGAGTCCGGGGTACCAACTCACCCTAAGCACCGACTCCGCCGCCAAGCCAACTTCCAACACGTGGACGATCAGTTCGGATGCGAGGATGAAAACCGTGATCGGCCCGTACACGCGCGGTGTCGCGGACATCATGGCGCTTGAACCGAAGATGTACCGGCTCAACGGGGCATTCGGGTCAGTGGAC